CGAGTGCTTCGAGAGAAGCGTAAGAATGTCCATGCAGGTGTTAGTGGCACTTGGATTAACTACTGCACCAACAGAGTTGAGAACTACTTTGATTTCCTCAGCATGGTAGGTAGGCAAGTTACTTATAACCCTTATAAGTATGCAAGCTTTGTAGTGAAAGCCACTGAGCAACCTATAGGGTTGGCTGATGTGGTGGCAATGAAGGCAATGACCACTGCCGATGGGGTAAAGCGTGGTGTTATTTACACAAGGAATCTCAATGAAAAAAGTGCTTGAGAAACAAGGCTACGAAGTGTGGGCTAGATGGGATAGCGAAGCTAACATCTTTGAGTTGTTCAATGACTTAGATGCTGTGTGCTATGTCGGCTTTGCCTCAGACTTAAAAGAGTGTGTCACCAATGGCACATGGTGGATCGATGAACAACTAGCGGAGGCTAAATGGAACGAGTCATGAAGGCTAAATTCAAGGGCATCTGTTGCAAGACTGGTGCAACAATTAATGTCGGTGACATTATTGTTTACGATTCTGTTAGCCGTAAGGCTTGGCTGACAGTTGATGATGACAGGATGGTGTTTCATGTTTGCCGTAGCTGACATGAAGACACCCCTGATATTCGAGACAGGTGTTGCTCGAAACAGTTATGACATTGGCATTGCTGTGGCACTGAGTGACATCGACTTCGAATTAACTGAGGATGAAATCCTCGACTTCTATTACTCAACAATTAACTTTCCAAGGAATAATTATGGGACTTGATATGTATGCATTCACTGTCAATGCTGACAGTGTGGGTGACAGTGTCGTTGATGTGGCACTGGGTGATGACGCTATGCAGATCAGCTACTGGCGTAAGTTTAATGCTTTGCATGGTTGGATGGAGGATCTGTACCGCCTCAAGAAAGGTCTTCGACATGACTTCAACTGCACTACTGTTCGTCTTGATCTTTCAGATCTAGACAGACTGGAGATGGACACTGGCAACAACAAGCTAGTGCCTCGTAATGGTTTCTTCTTCGGCTCTCAGGAAATATATCCTGAAGATATTGAGAGCGTGGCTGACTTCGTCAAGGTGGCGAGGGAAGCAATTGCCGATGGCAAGGCAGTGTTCTACGATTCATGGTGGTGATATGCGATACAGATACAAATACATTGTGTGCTATCCCAATAGCACTAGCCCTGTTGCTTCTTTCAAGACATTGAAAGCAGCAAAAGCACACTCAGACAAGATCGTTGACGATCAATTGTTTGAGCATCAATTCTTTGGTAACAAGGTTTACCTTCCCCTCATTAAGCGAGAACTAATCCTGAAAGGAAACACACAATGAGCAAGATCAGAATGCGTAGTGACTTGGCAGAGGAAGGCATGTCCGTCCCTGCAGGTAAGAACTTCGAAAGCTATGACACTTTGGTAGATGTTATCTACCTATCGGCTGATGACTTGGAGGATGCGGTGCAGGGCAATGACCCTGCTGATGGTGATGATCATCCATTCTGTTATGTGAAGCTTCGTAATGGCGAGTGCTATTACATGGTGAGTGTTGACCTAGACTTCCCTGTGAAGATGAAGGTGAGTGAGAGGTTTGCACTGGAACAGTGGCTATCTGATTACCCTGACACCATGTCCTACGAATCTGTTCTTCAGGTGATAGGGCTTGATACTTTCCAATCAGGTGATAACGGCATCATCCTGTGGGAAATGATTGAGAACTATCCCAATGATGACATCATTGAAATCATTGAGAACACTCGTTCCTCTTTCGAGGACAGTGCCAATGACCTAGTGTATGGTGTGGCACTTCATGATGTTATGGAAGGAGCATGTGATGACTACGAATAAATACAAAGTGATTGCCAAGATGTCAACATACTTGTATGTTTATGTTGATGCCAGTAGCAATGCTGAAGCTATGTATATAGCTAAGGAAATGGATGGTGGTGAATTTATCCCCCTCAATCAGGGCATTGTGGCTGATGGTGATTGGGAAATTGTAGATGTAATACAGGAGGCATGATGAATCAAGTTATCAAAACAACCGAAGGTTACATGGTGCTGAAGGCTAACGAAGACTATGCCTGTGATGAACAGGGTAACAACACATGGGACACATTCAATGAGGCGAGAGATGTTCTCTTCAGCTTAACAACCACCAAGCAGGAAGAGACTGCTCATACCTTTGGTATGCACTATGCTTATGTTCATCTGAACATTACCAAGAATTATGAGCGTAAGGAAATTGCAACCACCTTCTACACTCCCAAGTCTAAGCCTTGGTTTGCATTCATCCGAGGCATGGAAAGGAATGAAAGATTCCCTGTCATTTCCAAGGGTGCTAAGGCTGACATTCGAGGTGTGCTTAAGCGACTGGCTGAGTCGGCTGACAAGTACATTGAGGATGGTAAGTGGATAGAGGCACTGTCTAAAGACATTGCCGATGCCAAATATATTTTGGATAACAACCTATGATCAAGAAAAACAAAGTGTTCACCATCACTGTCTACACCGATGCAGGACATGGATGGGGTAAGGTGAAGCGTAAGGTGTTAGAGAACTTGGGCATTGCCCCTGATGTAAGCAGCTACAGCTACCAGTACAAGGACAATGTGTACCTTGAGGAAGACTGTGACTTGTCGCTGTTGTTACAGCGTCTCCACTCTGATGGTGTAGCTATCCGGTGGGTGACCAAACACACCGATGGTGATAGCAAAATCAGATCTTATGAAAGGTATGCATATGTACAAGATACAAACCCGACTGCGTGACAAGTGGCACTGCCTAGAGTTTGATGTGACAAATGGTGGAGACTTCAAGCCAAAGCGTTATGCCACATTGAAAGATGCATCACTGGCACTGGAGCGTTACCTCGATGGGTTGTTCTTTGCCAACCGAGAGATGGTAGAAATTGGAAACTTCCGTATTGTTAAGGACTGATATGAATATCAAAGTATTAAAACATGTTCGCCAATTGTTCAACACCGAAGGTGTAGACAAGCGTATCAACCGACACAACCAACGACAGTGGGTGCGAAGTGTTCGCTACCTCGGTGACAAGTGGTTGTTAGCTAAACCTGTGGTACGAAAGGATGCACTCGATGTCTAAAGAAACACCACCAGTGTGGCCTTTCCCCTCACAACCACTGCCTTCTAACATACCACCGGAGCCTAGACATGAGTGACGCAGAGTTGTATACTTGGTTCGTAGTGTGTTGGCTTATTGCAATGGTGGCTGTATGGATGCAGTGATGAACTATCAGCTAGGCTTTGTACATGGACAGCGTGGCTTACCCATGCAGCTCAAGTGGATGGGTGAACACTATGTCCGTGGCTATTTCAAAGGCACACAAAGCAAACAACAACACCTTGAACAGGAGGAAAAAGATGTTATCAGAAGTGGACATTCGAGACTTCGACAGACAGCCAGTGACACCGCTGTATTCGGTGAAACCCAAGAGCTACATACAGATGCCTAACACTGGTGCTGTGTTCTACTTCGATCACCTCGATGGCATGTATAGCTACTGCCTAGATATGTTCGGAGATCCTATTCATCTAGTCGCTTGGATAGATGTGATACCTCTGGCTAAAAAGCCTGAGTAAACTGTAGGGGTATTTACACTGCCCCTAATTTTGTGGTTATAATTAATCGTCAGTTGCTGACACTCATTCACTTTTCTTAAGGAAACATCATGGCTAAACATGTAATCTTCTCTCGCAATGCAAACAACTCTGCTCTCACAGCAGAACGCATTCAACAACTTGCCCCTGCTGCTTTCAGCACAACCAAGTCTGACAAACTCACCGATCGTTATGTGTCCCTCAACACTAGCGACATCATCCCTGTGATGCAAGACTATGGTTATGCTCCAGTGCAAGCGGCACAGAAGCGTAGCCGTAGCCTCAACCCTGCCCACTCTGCCCACATGTTGGCCTTTGCCAAGACATGGGACATTGACTTTGGCACTGGTGACATTCGTCCTGAAATTATTTTGTACAACTCTCACGATGGTTCAGGTTCTGTGAAGTTGTTTGCAGGTTGCTTCCGTTTCGTCTGCTCCAACGGCATCGTTGCAGGTGATGGATTCCAGTCTCGTATCTACCACAGCAAGGCACTGAATGGCTTTGAAGAGATGCTCCGCAACACTGTGGCTACATTGCCCATCATGATGGAGCGTCTTGAGAAGTTGCGTACTGTGACACTCGATCCACATCAGTCTGTAATGATGGCTAAGCGTAGTGTTGAGACTCGTTGGGACATGCTCGAACAGCAGACCAATGGTGTCTATGCTACCCCTCAGACAGTGGCTGATGTGTTGCGTGTCTCTCGTTACGAAGACAACTACATGGATGCATTCACTGTGTTCAACCGTATTCAGGAAGGTGTTATCCGTGGCAACGCATTCGTTAAGAGCCTGTCCGATAAACACCCCAATGGTGTGATGCGTAAAGCTCGTGCTGTTAACAGCGTGAAAGAAAACATCCGCATCAACAGCGAACTGTGGAACATTGCCGAAGACATTGCCTTCGCTTAATCAACTACAGCAGGGGCTTAGTCCCCTGCATAAAGGAATACATGCATCAAGATAAAGCAATTGGTATGTTCATGGGTCTGTTCATTGGAGATGCACTGGGTGCTCCACTAGAATTTGTTAGACCACATGAGATGACGAAGACATTGACAGAGATGGAAGGTGGTGGTGTGCATGACACTGCCGAGGGTGAATGGACAGACGATGGTGCTATGGCTGTAGCAATTGCTGATGCATACATAAGCAGCAAACGCTTCAACCCTGAGGCCATTGCCATGAACTTTAAAATGTGGAAAAAGACTGGTCACTTCGGTACTCGCAATTATGTCTTTGACATTGGTCGCACTTGCAGTGAAGCCATTGAACGCATCACACCAACACATCCCTATGCAGGTAGTTGTAGCTATAGCTCCAGTGGTAACGGATCTATCATGCGTATTGCACCAGTGGTGCTTGCCAATCACAACAGCATGCCTGATGCTGTGGCACAGAGTGTTGCTGTGTCATTGATGACACATGGTAATGCTGACACTGTGCATTACATCACTGCCTTTGTTGCTGAGCTTATGTCAGGTAAGAAGGATGATGCCTTTGACTTCCTGCGTCATCAGCGTGACTATGGTAGCAGAGGCACTATCAATCATGCTTACATCACAGCATGGGAATGTGTAGAAGAAACCTCAAGCTTTGAGAAAGCTTTAATCATGGCTGTCAACAAGGGCTATGACGCTGACACTGTAGGTGCAGTGACAGGTATGTTGGCAGGGCGTAAGTATGGACTGAAGGGTATACCAACTCGTTGGTTAGAGAAGCTTGTCAAGCGTGATGAGCTTATTGATATGGCAGAAAAACTCTATGCACTGGGAGGTGATGATGGAACAACATAATATGGAAGCAGCTTTTCCTGATCAATACAAAGATGGTATGACCTTGCGTGACTACTTCGCAGCTAAGGTTATGCAAGCTATGCTTGGTAGCAACTGGGTTCTTAAGGATGAAGAGATTCCTGCAAGGGCTTATAAGTTGGCTGAAATGATGATGAAGGCGAGGGATGTATGACACAAAATGAAATCATTGAGATGGCTAAACAAGCAGGGTTTGTGGAAATGCCAGAGACACCTTATGGCGGTTCAAAACTTGAAGCCTTTGCCAAGCTAGTAGCTCAGCTTGAACGTGAGGCGTGTGCAAAAGTGTGTGAAAGCCATTGGGAAAAAGAAGGTTCAGCCAGTTGGTGCGCCAGAGCCATTCGAGCGAGGGGGCAAGCATGAGCATATCTTCTATTAGCAAATACGATTTGGTGTTACATAATGTTCCGATGTGTGCAGTGTGTAACAAACCAGTTGAACGAGTGGAGTCCATGTATGACATAGCTTATGGTGGTAAGCGTTTCATTGTGTACTGTCATGGAGATACAGAGGAGTCCTTCCTTGATGATGTTTGGATTGAAGACTGTTCTAGTGTGCAGTTTGGTCAGGCATTTATTGATAAGCTCCCACAGAAACAATTGGAAAACAAATGAGTCTACCTAGATATGTAACACTGGCTAAGGCAGCCGAAGGCATAACCAAGTGGCGATACAACCCACCTCAGGATGCAGTGGATGCGGGTGTAGTTCAACGCACTGTGCTTGGTACTGACAAGGACAAAGCCTTTGCCTTAGCTGAAGAACTGAATGCTCAGCTAGACAACTGGCGTAAGGAACTTAGATATCTTAAAGATATCTCCGAGAAGACCAAGGTGGTTGACTTAGTCAAGGCATACAGGAACAACATCACTTACACCAAGCTCAGTGCTAAAGCACAGCGTGACTACATCTACTATCTACAGGGATGGAAGGATAGCAAAGCTAATGGTGTTGCTCTGTATCAATGCAAGCTCGGTGACTTAGTCACTCCGCATTGTCAGAAGATATATGAGACACATGCTGAGCATAGTGTTAGCCTAGCTAACCACACCTTGGCAGTGTACCGATTGCTATTCAACTTCGCTATTCGTCATGGCTACATCACACACAATCCATTCAGCAAGGTGCTACGAAGGGCAGACAAACCTCGCAGAACTGTATGGACTAGGGAAGATGTTAGAGCATTCATGAACACTGCCTACTCCACATTCAAGTGGAGAAATGTAGGACTGATTGTGCAGATGGGCTATGAATATGGACAGCGTATGGGTGACATGCGTAAGCTACGATGGGATCAGGTTGACCTAGACAAGGGTGTGTTGCACTTGGAACAAAGCAAGCGTAGGTCTAGGGTGACTATTCCCACAAGTCAGGGGTTACTAACTATGCTGAGACAACAGCATGCTGAGTTTGGTTGGCAGCAGTACATTGCACCATCCACTGTTCCTGATAGAAAGGGTGGTTTGCTACCTTATAGCCTGTTCAATCTGTCGAGGGTGGCTAAACAAATCATGGCTGAGGCTAACATACCTGATGACCTAGTGTTGCAGGACTTGCGGAGGACAGCCATCACAGAGATGATTGAAGTTGGTGTACCAATTACAAACATCATGTCAGTGTCAGGTCATGCCACACCGCAGAGCCTAACACCATACATCAAGAACACTTTGCGTAGTGCAACAGTGACACAGGAAATGCGAGGACTAGTATGAAAGTTTACATGGGTAAGTATCCATCATGGATCGGACCTTATCAGTTGGCAGGTCTGTTAAAATATGTGGGTATTCATGAAGATAAGATACATAAAGTTGGAGAAAGACTTAGTAAGTCATGGATAGGAAACATGTTGCAGTGGATTCAAAGTAAGAAGAAGCAGCATGTCTATGTACACATTGATAAATATGACACATGGTCTATGGACTTCACACTAGCACACATCATCTTGCCAATGCTTAAGCAACTAAAGGAAACAAAGCATGGAGCACCCAACGTAGATGATAAAGATGTTCCGAAGGAACTAAGAAGCACATCAACTTTACCCAAGGAAACAAGTTGGGACATTGATGACAATCATTTCAAACGATGGGACTGGGTGTTGAATGAAATGATATGGGCATTTGAACAACAGGTAGATGAGGAATCTACTGGTAAGTTCTATGATCATTCTGCAGTGGACGAAGGCAGTGATTTTAATAATCAAATTAGTCAAATTAAAATTGACTATGAAGGTATCAAAGCGCATGAGGAAAGGCTAGACAAAGCATTCCTTTTGTTTGGTAAATATTACAGAGCTTTATGGGACTGATATGAAAAGAGTATTAGATCAAATGGAACAAGAGGCAGTTGTTATTGAACAACTGGAATGGTTACTTGAGTATGAACTTAAGATTGATTCTGAAGATCAAGACTGGGAACTTATCAATGCTCTTGTGCGAGTGATTAAAGAATTTCAACCGATAGAAATTGTGAAGGATAGATCATGAGTGCATGGCTGATTGCAATTGTTGGTGTTGTCTATGCAGTGGTGGCAGTGGATCTACTGCTTAAGGGTAACACTGGGTTGGGCATAGCATTTGTTGGTTATGCACTGGGTAATGTCGGACTTTATATGGAGGCAGCAAAAT